CCTTGTTGTTGTAGTTGTTGTGCCTGTGCATCAGCTAAACCTGCTTCTGCATTTACTTTAGGATCAAGTAAACGTGAACCCAAAGCAGCAGGTCCAAGACTTTGAATAAGCTGTTGTTGTGCAGCAGCTTGTTGTTCTGCTTGGATTTCTTCCTGTGTTTTTACTAGGTTAGCAGTATCTATACCGATACTGGTAGCTAGTCTTTTCACCGCTTCATCTACATTAACGTACTGTCTCATCACATCTGGTCCTAATGCTTGAGCTACAGTTGTAATAAACTCAATAAGTTTGTTTCTATCATTACCTCTACCAAGTCCTTGAAGTCCTGTCACTATCTTAGGCTTGACCAGTTCATCAGGTAACTTAGGAACTTTACCTTGTCTAACAAGTAAGTGCATACGTCTTCTTAGATATGGTAGTTGAAACTCTTGAGTCAAGATACTATAAATACCACCTAGACTATTCTCTAACTCCTGTGCCATAAGATTTATCTCTGCTGCTGTCACTCTTTCTGCGTCACGTTGTACTGATCTTGCCATCAAGAAAGCAAACTCAAGTCTTGCTTCTATTCTTTGTATTGCACTAAAAGCAACAGAAAAATCTGCACTCTTACCGACTTGCATGACAGAAATATCTGCTGCTGTACCTTCTCGAATAGCTCCATTTGGTGCTTTACTTATTGTTGAAGCTCTTGTAATTCCATTGGGATTGACGAGAAATAAAGTCTTTGCACTAGCAGCAGCACCTTCAATTATTGCTTGCATCAAAGACTCAAGACTAATTAAGTCTCCTCTGTATTCTTCTACATATCCTCTACCATAATCTTCTCCATCTACCCGAATGAACCTGAGAGGAATAAAGGGAGTAACATCTACCTTTGATCTACCATCTGTGTTTGGTATCTTTTCTCCTTTACATTCTTGGAACCAAAAGAAATCATCATTCATTCTTTTGATAGATGTATATATATCCAAGTCACCCTTCATCATCTCTGCGTCATAGTTCTCTTTCTTCTTTATCTGTTCTAAGAACTCAAGAGGTAAAGCCTGTGGGTGTACTGTTTCTTTGATTAGTATTTCTAAAACATTACCAACCTCATCACGCTTACAAACAAACTTAGATAATGGATATACTTTTAGTCCTTTATCTGTCAGATATAACAAGACATTACCTGATACTACAAGATGCTTGAGTGCTTCAAACATAGCAACTCTATCGTTAGATATTTCTATCTCACTCATCAAAGCATTTTCTATTGTGCGTAATCCCTTATCTATTTCGCTTTGTAGTGCTTCTTGTCCTTGCTTTCTTATCTCAAGATCGTCAATATCAAGTTTAAAAAATGCTGTGCTTGGTGGCAGCAAAGTCATCAACAATTTGTTTGATAAACTGTTTACTCCTCTACTTCCTGTTGCTTGAAATGGTGTCTTGATTCTAGCTCTAGTACCTGATGTCTGTTCTGGTATTAAGCTAGGTATAGTTAGCTTAGAAGATTCTTTTGCTTCTCTATCATAGGTTGATCTGCTGCTAACAAGTGCTTCATATCTACCTGCTGCTGTCGTTCCTTGTGCGGAGTATTCCATTTATTTGTAGTTAAGATTACCAGAAGCTATTGAATTAGGAAGTAAAGGTATTTGTAAAGACCTAGTACCAAGTCTTCTTCTTCCTATCATAGTTCCAAGCTTCTTTTCACTTGCAGGTATGCTAGATCTTTTTTTAGCGATTACAACCTGATCGGCAGTTTCTTCTATAGCAGAATCGGCTGGTTCTGGTTTTGGTAACGCTGATGAAGCTGGTGGTGATGGTCTTCTTCCAATTCCAAAGCACATGATTAAGCAATTCCTGTTGATTTACCTGTAGGACTAGATCCAAATTTCTTCTTTAATCTAGCACGAGCCATTTGTTTTGCCCTATCTCTAGCTGCATCTCTATTTTTTTGTTGTTGTTGATTTAATCTGCGACCACTTCTTGAAGTTCTTTCTAAGGTACTAGCAGTTGTAAGGTTTGGTTCTACATAAATACCTTCTTCTTTCTGTCTTTTTATCTTCAACTGTTCTGTAAATTTTTTTGTATCTATAGGATTTTTAACACCTGTTTGTTTGCCAGTCACAACAACAGGAGCATTTTTATAATCAGGTTCTTGTGCATTAAGAATAGCTTTAGCTGGCCCTCCTCCAAAACACATAGCTAGTTCTCCAATACTCTGTTAGTTAACATAGTTTCTTTTTGTCTTAGTTGCTGTTCGATAAGGTAATCAACAACAGACCTCTGCCCTGCACGATACCACACTTCACGATCTGATAACGATAGATCTGGGTGTCTGTTAGGAAACACAGCATCTAAAGCTTGTATAAGTTCGTCAGTAATTACAGGTAAAGACACAAAAATTAAAGAGCTATTTATATAGTATATGCTAAAGTGAACTTAACAAGGAGTGGTTACCTTGTTGCAACGCAAGACTAAGCAAAGGGTTTTACTTCAATTGACTTTTGTTTAGTTTGAAAACCTCAAGGGTGTGGTTCCTCTTGGGGTTTTCTTTATGAGAACTTGTGCTATATTGTTTATTAAGTAACCAGACCTGATAAAGAGTAGATTAAGTTCTACCTCCTCACTGTCAGAGCGTCAGTTGCTTGACCTTACAACTTTTACATCATGCTGATAAAACAGCCACTGCTCTGTATTAGTCAATGTAGGGTTATTTTTTTTGCCTGTAATCAGGGGTTCCAAAGTTTTACTTCACCTGTATTGTAATCATAATCTCCTTCTCGCAGTATTCTTGTAAGCCTTGCGTTCAAGATAGCATCAGCAATCGTGTAACCTTTCTTAGTATATGTCTCCTGTACCTTAGACCATAGTGCTTCTTTCGTATCAGGTGTATTAGCTAGAGTCTTTGAAGCAGTAACCATACCCATACCTTTAATACCAAGTATCCCATCACCAGCATCACCAGCTAACGACATCTCAAACCAATGCCTATCTGCTTTCTTGTTTGTAATATGTTCTATCGAATCATCAGCTATAAGTTTGCATGGTAGTGTTCTCATATCTTTATCAACTGAAACTATTATCGGGTCTTTGTATCTGCCATTGGTGGCAAGCAAACCAAGTACGTCATCTCCTTCTAAGTTTTCATAAGCAACAGTTTCATATCTTTCTTTAACTTCTTTAATAACACTCTTGAGTGCAAGTGGTTTACGTTTACCTATCCTGTTGATCTTGTACTCAGGGAATATCTCATGTCGAAATGTAGGGTAAGAAGTAAAGCACATAACTATGTCATGCTTGCTGTCAGCAATACTTCTATAAACATCTAGTCTATTCTCTAT